AGATGACATCGGCTAACTGCTCGCGGATCGCTACTGACGAATAAGTCAGTGAGGTATTGCTTGCAATTGCCATTTGTTTGTCTCGTTAGGTGATTAAATCCTCAAGCAGTGCTGCCGCGTCATTAACGTGGCCGCTCTCCTTCAGTCGGTTTCGCATTGCAGTTCGTTTTGCCTTCGTTTCCGATTTCGCGCTGGTTCCCTTTCCACTCCGAATGACTTTCGGTTTGTTTTTGAGCTTCTTAGCCTTTGGATTTGACTTTTGAAGTTCATCGTACAAACGGGCCTTGTTCAGAACAATGAAAGAGCGATGGTCGATAAGACTTTCGATCTCAGCTTCTTGGAAACCCACAGACGATGCGTAGGAGCGCAATTCACCGGCAAGTTCTTTCTGCTTCACAGGATCACCCCACTCTGGTAATTTTTCTACCAGCTTGCCGTGTTCTTGCTTTACAGACTCTTGCCACTGTTGTTTGGCTACTACTTCGTTTTTCGCCGCTGCCTGGTGCTGTTCGCGTTGGACATGAGCGATTTTTTCTTGGGCTTCTCTTAACTCTTCCCTTTTTGTCACAAACTCAATCGGGTCTTCCGTTTTAAGGCGTTCCCAATCTACGTTCGCAAACTGGTCAAGGTTGGAGTTTTCGATTACGGATTGAAGGTATTGCGTGTATTGCTGACGCTCTGACTGAATCTGCTGCATCTCTTGGTTGTACTGCGAATGCAGTGCCTCGATCTGCTTGCGTTCTTCAGACAGCTCTTGCGTTTTTTTGGTAAACGCAGATTGACGGGAATATCCTTTCAGAAGTTCATCGAGGGTGACTTCTTCTTCTGCGCCGTCCACCTTGACGGCAAAAAGTAGTTCCTCATCAGAATCATCTTCTTCCAGTTCCTCGTCTTCGGACTCCTCTTCAGAATCATCTTCTTCCGGTTCGTCCTCTGAAACCGCCTCTGGAGATTCGTCTGGATCATCATCCGTGGACTCATCTAGTTCGGTCGGGGGTGCTTCCTCAGTGATTGGTTGCTCTTCCGAGTCCAATAAACCAAGTAGTGCGTTTTGGGCCTCTAAAATAGACCCCTCATCGGTGTTAACTGCCGGTGCTGTAGGCGTATCGGCCATGTGGTTCTCCATGAAAAAGCCCCCGGAGGGGCTTCCCACATCCTTGTGGGCTAGTTCAGTTCTCTAAAGTTTGTCCATCTTTCCGGTGGTCACAATGGATTCAAAGTGACTCTTCAGACGGTTCAATACCTTTAGAGATAACCAGAGTTCTTCTCTGGATTCCAGATCAGATGAGTGTTCCCAACTGATTAGAATTTCTTTGCGTATCAGATCCCAGGCTTCGTTGAATAGATCGTTTCCAAGTACACTTTTGGCTGCACTGATACGTTGTTCTTTATCCAATAGCTACGGGCCTTTGCTGTTGAGCTTCCAAGGCGAGTTCCTGACCCTTTAGTTCTGCGTCTATCTGGACCTCTACCGCCTCCTGTTGGACCTTTTGCGCTTTGATCTGGACATCAGCAGCCTTTATCTCAAGCTCCTTCTTTTTCATCTCCATTTCGGCCTGTGCCATCTGCTCTTGGGGTGATGGACCCTTTTGTTCTGCCTTGCTGGGGTCGGTTAAGAACTGTGTTACGTCCTTGAAGCCCATATTTTTAATAAGAGCCGCGCCCATGTTGTACATATTCTGTTCGTTCACGATGGAAAGACCCCCGGACATTGCCTGACCCGCGAACTGTAGGAGGTTAGACAGGTGCATAAGCTGCTGGTCTTTGTTCCCGTGGCCGAGTCCGACCTGTACAGTGCAATCCATTTTGTCGCGCCACATATCAGGACGGACAGGAACCCACTCGTTTCGGAGCATAATGACCTGTTCTTTGTCCTGATGTTTCTGGACAAGCTCATAAATCATATATGCCATCTTCTTTACGCCGGTATCGGCAAAGACTCTGGCGATAAGTTCTACTCTCTGTTGAGCAGCGGTCATAACTTGGGCAACTTGAGTCGCAGACGTATGACTTGTAAGTGCGTTTGCGTCTAAGCCCTGACTCATCTTAGTCATCCCCGAACGTTCTTCGCGGATATTGTCTATGTACCCCAACATTTCAAACACATACGGTTGAAGTTGTGGGGTAGGTAACGGCTGAATTGCGCCTTGGGCTTTTGTTCTTACAATACCCCCCGGCCTGCTGGTGAGCATATCGTCAAGATTCACCATTCCCTCTTGAACTGCAACCCTTCCCGAATTCTGAAGGTACATATTGTCCAGAAGATTTCTGAGCAGTACGGTTTTAACCTGGGCCAGATCCATAACCTGATCTGCCACAGACATACCAAAGAACTTGTGCGCCATCGGAATAGGACAGAGTGTGGCAAACGGAGCGCGGTCTACCGGATCGTTAGCAAGGATCTGACTTCCACAGGTGAGGATTCTGCGGAGTTCTGACAGTCCTCCCTTTATCTCCACCCTCATGTAACTTTCGTAAACCCATACCTCCCGTAATGCACCCTGCTCATCTTCTGAGTACAGGCCCCAATTCCGAGAATTATCCCACTGGTGGCGGGCGTTACTTTCGAGACTGATATCACGGTAAGCATCAGACTGATCCTCTTCTACGTCATATCCAAGTTCCCGCAGTTCTGCCAGAGTCATACGGGAACGGTGGCAGACAAAGCGGGCATCGTCTACGTTCTTAGCCTCCCGTGAGATTAAGAATTCCTCCGGGGGTACGTTTGCAATTTTCACACCACCCTTTTTAGTCTGCCGGGTGATAACTACATCATGGGTAGGTATAGAAACCGGCTCATCCGCCTCTACCTTTTCCGTATGTTCCAGAACCTCTACATCGTCAGACGCGATAAGGTGTTCCAGTTCTACATCCGTCAGATCGTGATATTCCTCTCTATTTTTGCGTTCTGTTTCATCCCAGAATATTTTGATAATCCCGACTTTCTCTAACAGGGCATCCGTTATCCAGGTAAGGAAAAGCTCTGACCAGTTATTCTTTCGGTTGAGTATCCAATTGACGTAATCCGTAGCCTGTTTCGCATAGGGCACGTCCTCCGGGCCTTCTGGGAGAAACTTAACCACATCATCTCCAGAGGCAAAGATTCGCATGAGGGAGGGTTTAATCCACTCAATCGTATCCATCACGGTAGAATCTACGACCTGAGAACGACCTTCTACCTCGTTCCCGTAAGGCTGGGAGGTATAACGGAGCAACGCCTCTCTGCGCTGTTCGGATATCTCATCCTCATACCCTAGTGCGTTGTCTACCTCTTGCTGGATTTTGGCTAATAGTTGTTCGTCTTCCAATTTATACGATTCCTAGCTTGGGATATTTCAGTTCCTCTTTCCATTCAGATTCGCCTTCTGGCACGGCAAACCGCAGAGACATAAGTGCGTAACGTGTGCTGCTCATAAGGTCATCTCTGATAGGAACGATCTTCCCCTCCTTTCTGTGGTACATACGAAATTCCTCCCACCAATCTGCCAGGTGAGAGAAAACCTTTAGCCGGTCCTGTTCCATCCTCTGTAGGAGATCCATAATCCCCACCTCCACAGAGTTACCGCCCTTCTTCTCCCCCATAGCCGGGGGATTTTCAAAATGAAACGGGAGTAAGTTACAACCGTGACTCCGGTACTGGTCGGCAAGACCGGGATTACCCATAGAGTCCTTTCTGTTCCCATCGTGCGGCCACGCGATAGGCACTTCCCCGCGTGTTTTTATTACCGAGGCATGGATATAAGGAGGGGCTTTGGACTGTCTGTAACAGTCGTAAATGTAAACAACATCCTCATCCCGATCCCAAGCAGCCCAAACGACAGCGGTGGGATGATCCCAACCAAAATCCAACCCAGCTATGCGGGGCCAGTGAGACTTAATCGGGATAGGTTCGGTGATGAGTTGTGATTCATTCACCGGGAAAACAAGACCACTGCCGATAGAGGGTCTACCGTTCTTTCGCATTTCCCTCTCATGCGGGGAATAAGCAGAAAGAATCTGGGCCATGATGTCTTCATTCAAATGGCCGGTGTTTCCTTTTAATGACCGTATCTTTTCAGACGCATCATCCCAGGTAGCATTGTCCAAAGACTGACCGGGTTGAAGGTTGTTCATAAAAGAAGCAACCGTTTCGGTCATCCCCGCTTCCGGGGTGAAGGTCATATACACCATCCCCCGTCTGTCTAAAGTACGGGTAACGGCTTGAGAGTAGAGTTCCCTACTGGGTTCCTCGTCCAACCAGATACAATCTACAGATCTGCCCTGCCATTTCTCCACCCCCATTTCATAAGCCTTGAAAAAGAGAGAGGAGTTATTTCCTGATTTATGTTTTACAAGTGCGACAGATTTTGCATTTGGCACACCGGGCTTTCTTTCGGTCTTTACGATACATTCTCTGGGGATAGCCCCGGAGCCGAAAGCCTCTGGATCGTCCGGGGAACCTAATAATTCTGCTTGTACGATATCTCTGGTGGTTTCGTTGGACACTCCACCTACCCAAGCTGTAATAGGACGTTTGTAAACTCTCCCCTTCCACCAATCAGGATATAAACCTGTAAGGTGATAAGACATCTCCATAGCACCACAATATGACTTGCCTATTCTGTTAGCAGCCATTAAAAGCCGTTGGTTAGCTAAATCCCCGGTTTCGTGGAATCTCTGCTGGTACGGATAAGGGTCGTACTCGTATAACTTCTCGTACCTTTCTCTATCCTTTATAAGCCGCGCTATTTCTACTGCCTTATTTACTTCCGCGTGGGCGAGATTCACTCTTTCTTCTTTTTCCAGTTCACTGGAGGGTGTGGTCTTCCCCCAAAATAGAGGCTAACTCTGCCTTTAGCTCATCCGTTGTCTTATCGTCGTAAGTAACGGTCTGCTCTACCTTGTCTGTAGGCTTATATCCGGCCCTGTCTAACAGGTCTTTATTCGCCTGTAGCCGGACAGACTCACTTTCCGCGTTGTTCGCCAGTTCTACCAGGTTTTTAACGGACATGGCTGCATGATGATTTAGCGCATTCCTGGTCGCCTCTGCTATTTCAACAGACAATTTCTTCCGCATGATAGGCCCATTTACCTCTGCGGTCTTTGCGGAATACCCCGCCATAATAGCTGCTCTTTTGGCGTTACCCGTCAGGACGTAATACTCCACAAACTTTTCCTGTTTTTCGGTTCTAATCATTAGGGTTTCCTTATGGAGTGTTATTTCCCCCTCCGGTTTGCGGGGAGGATATATATTTGTTTTTATTTTTAGGGAAGGGGTCGCCCCCCTGCGCCCGCCCGCCCTTTTCGGTGCTTGCCGGGGTCGAATCCGGTGCGAATTGCCCTAACTCGCTGATCTTATGGGGCTTTTGTCGCCCGGTATAGGATACAGGCGCGGATCTATCCTGGGATCGGCTACCGTAGGCGCAGCCCTAAGCTCTGCGGACTGTGTGTGTGCGGGTAGGGAACATTATTCGCACTA